GCCCGCCGTCGAGAGGCCGGGGAGCTGCACCACCACCGTCAGGCGACCGTTGCCGTCCGCCGTGAAGATGAAGTCCAGACCCGAGAGGAGGACATCACCGCCGATGACGACTGCGATGGGGGAGCCGCCCGCCGGAGGCGTCAGGATGTCGTCACCGGAGGCCCCACGGAACGCCGTGTTGAGGGCCGACGCCAGCACCGACACTGAGGAGTGCAGGGCCGCCACCGCTGCGGTGATGTTCACCGCACCCGCCGTGGCGAGGCAGTTGAACCGCATCGTCAGGGTGTCGAAGCCCGCAGCACCCGACAGGTCGATGGGACCGTTGAAGCGCGTGGCTCCCTTGATCTCGGCCATCGTGTCGGGGTTGTAGATGCGGTAGGGGTCCGCCGCCACGAAGGCGTTGGCCCCGTCGATGATCGCCGTGAGCGTGATGATGCCCGTGGCTCCGACGTAGCTGAGGACCGTGCCGACCGTACCGGCCGTGATGGCTCCAGCACCGCTGCCGACGACCACCCGCCACCCGGCGTAGTAGTTGTCCACGGCGGAACGGCTGCCCGCTGCCAGCTCGAAGCTGGTGGTGGTCGGGGCACCGACGCCCGCGACGCCCTGGTGACCGTCCGCCGCCTCGTTGATGGAGGCGACCCAGGCGTCGATGGTCTGGTTGGCCAGTGACTCGACGGTCGCCGTGACCTCCACAGCGTCGATGGTGAGGATGACCTGCTCGTCGCCGCCCGTGAAGTCGGCCACGTCGAAGTCGATGCCGTCCGGGTAGGCGATCTCGTTGCTGACGAAGTGGGCCATGACACCCAGGCCACCGCCGGAGAGCACGTCCATGTCGGTGCCCGCGACCGGGAGCACGGTGTCCCCGTTGATCGTCATGGCGATGAGGTCGGACTCACCGGGCATGAAGGCATAGGGCGACGGGCCGGAGACCGTGAACTTCGCCGGGGTGTCCTGCGTCGTCGCGAGGGTGACCGTGACCACCTCTTCGATGGGGCCGGTGAAGCCGGTCCCGGCACCACCCTCGAAGTGGAGGTCCGGGGTCAGCTCGCTGCCGCTCGGGAAGACGATCTCGATGCCCGTCAGGCCCGCCGACTTCGTGCTGTTGTCGAAGGTCGGGGTGTAGACGGAGTTCCCGCCGGAGTCCGCGATGGTGTAGGTACCGACGCCGCTGATGCCGGGCAGGACCACGGCCAGCGTGTACTCCATGTCCACGATCATGTTGTGATAGAAGCTGGCGAAGACGCTGGCTCCGACCGGGACCTCGACCGGGAGCGTGATGACGCTGCCCTCGACCTTGATGGCCTCGACCTTGCCGCGAACCAGCGCGTCTGCCACCGAGAAGCCCCAGTAGACATCCACCACGTCGGGCCGGTTCACCGGGACGCCGATGCGGTTGTTGCTGATGCTCTGGAAGAGGCTCTGACCGAGGCTCGTCGAGCGGCCGTTGCCGAGGGTCGGGTTCAGGGGGAGCTGGAAGTCGCTAGTGCTGACCGCGCCCTGTGCGGACGTGACCGCCAGGCAGGGGGACATGAAGGTCCGGTTGTCCACCAGCGTCGGAGTGACCTGCGTGTCATCGAGCAGCTCCGACCCGGTGGTCGTGATGCCGCTGACCACCGTGGCCGCCGTACCCCACATCACCCGGTCGTTCTGAAGGACGAAGTCGGCCTCCTGGGTGTACTGGCTGCCACCGGGCACGTCGCCGACCCGTTCGACGCTTGTGACGTTGACGTGGGCCAGGTGGTCGTAGGTGTCCTGCCAGGTGTTGAACCAGTAGGTCACCGTGACCGTCGAACCGGCCTCCGGGGCCTGGGCGAGGGTGATGGCCCGAGTCGCACCGTCCACCGTGACGGGGATGACCTGGACGCCGTCCACCTTGACCGTGACGTGGCTCGGGTCAGTCGTCGTGACGCCGCCGTTGGTGCCGTCCACGATGGGACCGTTGAACGTGTAGAAGGCCTTCCGGCGGACGCTCACGGAGCCCGTCACCAGACCGAGCAGGGCGTTCGCCGTGCCTTCCATGACCGTCAGGTCGTGGTCGGAGTTCAGCGAGAGGGTGCTCTCACCGTGGTTGTTCACGAAGGTCGCGCCCGTCAGCGTCCCGACACCAGCCGCCGAGATGACGTTGGCGATCTGCTGCATCGTGTAGTCGGCCTTCGGCGTCAGCGTGATGGCCGCCGTGACTCCGTCCACGATGAGGTTCAGGACGTTGTTCGCCGGGACGATGACCTGGCCGGTCGGCCCGAGCACGTCAGCGTGCAGGTCGATGGTCGTGGTGCCCGGCGTCGGGGCGTTCACGTCCTTGATGCCCACGCTGGCCTGGATGATGGCCGCCAGGAGGGTGACCTGCTCCGAGAGGTCGTCCGTGACGAGCGTGTCCTCACGGTTGAAGAAGTAGCTCACCCGCACGAGGTCACCCAGGGCCGGGGACTGCGCGAGAGTCAGGATGCCCGAAGCACCGTCCAGGGCCGACACCACGACCGGCAGACCGTTGAGGGTCACCGTCACGTCGCTGCGGCTGTTGCTGGTCGTGCCCCGACCCGTGCCGTCCACGACGGGGAGGTTCTGGACCTGGACCCGGTTGAGGACGCCGTCGAAGGCGCTCCGCGTCACGACGCCCGTGGCCGAGACGCTGGCGACCGCACGGCCCGTCATGTCTTCGCCGACGATGCGCTGGTCGATGGTCGCGGACGAGCCGCGCACGACCTCCAGATCCACCTGGGAGAGGTACTCGTTGCCCTCGCCGATGAAGATCGGGACCTTCAGAGACTCGATGGCCCCCTGAAGAGGGTTCTCGAACTCAGTCCGGGTGTAGACGTTGGGCGGGGCGTAGTTCAGACCGGGGAACGACATCAGGGCACCTCACGAGAGTGGTCAACAGGGTTCGAGCATCAGTCCGTATGGCTTCATCGTGTCCATCCCCGCCGAAGCGCGGGAGGCAGGTCCCCATCAGGGGAAGCACAAGCTGGGACTCATCCTGTCGTCTGTCTGACCATCTCCGGTGCGGAGAGGAGGTGCCTGGGCGCGTTCTAGGAACTTGCCCTTCGCTGATAAGGGTGCGGGATAGTCAAACTATCGACTACCCCTTCGGCTTCTTTCGCTCCCCCGCCGCCTGGTGAATCGCCTGGCTGCGTTCGTGGAGACCCCGCTCCTCCGGCTTGAGCACCCGGTAGGAGCCGTCGAGATTCTTCGAGAGGTCGTGGCCCGTGACGCCTTCACGGTGCATGACCTCCTGCTTCATCCGCTTCCGCCCTTCGGCCACCTCCCAGCCCTGGTGGCTGGACTGGCCGATCACGCGGTCGATCTTCGTGTCGAGGTCGTGGATGCCCGTGTTCTGAGGCACGGGGCCGGTCACCTCCTTCTTGAAATGACCGTGGACGCCGGAGGGAGGGATGGGCTTGCCCTGCTCAGGACAGGCGGGGCAGGGCTTCGTCTGATCCCTGTTGGCGATGGAGGCACGGGCCTCGAACTGGACGCCACACTCGCACTGGTATTCGTAGGTCGGCATCAGGCGCGGCTCTCGATGAGCTTCTTGCGGCTCTCCGGGGTCTTCAGATACTCCCGGACACTGTGGCTCACTGCCTCCCGGCGGTCCTTCGGGAACTGGTCCAGGTAGTCCGAGAAGGTCACGTCCATCAGGGTCAGGCCGATCAGGTGGTGCTTCTCGTCGGTGTGGTCGAAGAAGCCGAGAGACCGCCGTGTGGGAACGTCACCCACCAGCAGCTCATGGCCGTTCGCTGTCTCAATGGCGTCGAACCACGACTTCGCCGTCTTGTGGCGGACCTCTTCCATGCTCGCTCCTACTTCACCATCTCAAAGGTCCCTCGTCGGCCGGACCAGAAGGGGTCCTGCACCGCCTCGACACCGAGGGCCTCCAGACCCTTGATGTTACCGTCCTCACCCCGAAGATCATCGTCGGAGAGTGCGGCAATCTGGGCGGCCTGGGCGCGGGTCAGGGGAGCCGCCTGCCGCATCCAGCCGTCGATGGGGACATGGATGGACCAGTCGGTCTGGCAGGTGATGGTGAAGTTCGCGTTGTAGAAGTAGTCGTCGCCGTTCTCGTCGTAGACCTCCTCGGACTCCCCACCCATCGAGACATCCGTGATCTCGATGCCCTTGTGCGAGAGGTGCGAGCGCAGGACGCCCCAGAGGTAGATGACCGTCTGATCCACGATCTCCTGCTGGGCGTGGACATCCCGGCTCATCACGTCGCAGTCGAGGGTCAGCTCCCACTTCCCGCCGTACTCCATGTAGGCCGGACGCCGGATGTCGTGGACCATGATGGCCACCTGGTCGCCAGCCTGTGCCCGCCGCCCGAAGGCGATGACCACTCCGGGGATGGCCACGTTGTTCGCGTGCATCTCCGTGATGGGGTACGGCCCTGTTGACGGTGTGGGGTAGCGGTAGTCGGCCTGCAACCACCGGCCGCCCGTCAGCGGGTTGGTCAGGGTGATGCCCCCGGTGGCGTTCAGGTCGTAGTTCACGCCCTCGACAAGCTGGAAACGGGACGGCTGTTCGTAGAGCCGGAGGCTCCCGGTCACCGGGGTCTGCTGGAGCTGCCCGCTCGTCGTGTCGATCATGCTCACGGGCTCGTGGAAGACCTCAACGAGGGGGTCCACGTAGAAGACCAGGCTCCCGCCCTCTTCCTGCACGTCGAGGTAGTAGAGGCCGGGAGGCGACGGGAAGTAGCCGTTGTTGTTCTGGATGGCGACGGAGTCTTCGCGCACCCACTCGACCGAGAGGCCGGGCTTGTTCTTCACCCGGGTCATCAGGCAGTAGGACTCGACCACGCCGATGTAGTTGTCGGCTGAGAGGTCTACCCGGTTGCCCGAGCCGGTCTTGATGATGATCCCGTGCTGGGGCCGCTCCTTGAAGCTGAACTTCCCCTGGATGTTCTGCACAAGGTCGTCACGGTATTTCGGGTGATACGACCAGTAGCGTCGTAGCTCCTCGATGAACCGTCGCTTGAGCGCCTCTGTGAGCTGGAAGTACATCTACCTCCTGCCAGGGATAGGGAGATCAGTGGCTAGGGACGCCGTGCTCCGTACCCACGATGGACCACGCGACATCCGGGCTGGCCACCAGCTCGCACCCGCCGTCCGGCAGATCGACCCGCTTCACCTCACGGTTGTTGGAGATGACCGCCTCGTCCAGGATGAACGAGTAGGTGGTCCCACGGGCGTCCACCTTGAGCACGTCCAGGTCGGAGTCCGGGTAGTCGAGGATCTCGACGGTGATGCGGACGCGGCACTGCGACTCAGCCGTCACGGGACTGAGCTTCAACCCCTCCACGTTCAGCTTGCCGTCCGGGGTCACAGTGACCTTGTCGAAGCTCTCGATGGTGCTCA